TACACACCTCGCACTGGGTAACGCCCAGAGTCGTTGCACTAGGAAAACGCCTAGAGTCGTTGCACCGGAAATGCGCCCGGAGTCGCTAGTCTTGATACCGGGCTTCTATGTCCAGTATCTCACGCTCGGCCAGTGCTAGTCCTTTAATGATCCCACAGCACTGCGTGTAGTCTGCGTGATCGTTACAAGCGCCGCCGCTAATATGATCAGAGATATCGTTCATGTGCTCTCTAATCTTAGATCGAATGTACTCAGTAACCGTTGATTCTTCAAGGCTCATTTATTACCCATTAAATCCTTAGCAATGTCAACGCCTAGTTTAGCACCAGCTATCTGCTCTTGGGAAGCAATACGGTCACCCTCTAACTGTTCTTGAGAGTTGTCCCTTGCTATTTGAGCGCCAATCTTTGCTGTTTGTATCTGTCTATCTTGCTCAAGTCGTTGCTGATCTATTTGGGCCTTCACCGCAGACTTCTGCATATCCAGTTGAATCCTAGCCATCTCGGCCTCAGCTTTACGCTGTACATCAGCCTGCTTGATCTGAAGCTCTTGCATCTGAATCTGGATCAGCGGATCTTGCATTTGCTTCTGCGCTTGCTCCATTTGTTGCTCGCGCTGTGCCTTTCCTGACAACTGAGCCGCCGCAGGCGCCACCAGCTGAGAGATCCTGTATTCGATATCTTCCGGCAATGACTCGTCGGGAGAGGGCAATGGAACGCCCAGCTCTTTCTCTACGCTCTGACGGTACTTGAATGCCAAGTGCTCTTGAACGTGGGCGGCAAGCTCTGCCTGTGCCTTCTTGGCGTTCGGGCTCTTTGCCATAACCTCCATAACCTGAGGATCTTGCAACAGACTCATGTGGGTCTGGATGTGCGCCTCGTGGTCTTGGTAGATAAATGCCTTTACCGGCTTGCTGTTCAGCAGATTCATGTTCTCGCTGACCGGATCGGTCGGCTTCATGTCCGCTTCTGTTGGGACAATCTTATCAGCGTCGCGAATGCCTAGCACTTCTAGCATTTGTCTGTGCAATAGTGGTAGGTCGTACATTTCTGGAGCTTGCACCGCCAGCTGTAGCGCCGCTTGATACTGCATGATGCGCTGTGCCATCGTTCCTGCGTTAGGATCACTGACCGGGATGATGTCAACACGGTCATCGAAGTCTTCTGGCAGGATTTGTTCGCCTTTAGTGGCGTATGGGTACTGTTCTGGCCCGAAATCACGGACAATGTGGGTCAAAATACGCAATTCAACGCGCATTGAGGCGTGTAAACGCGCTTGAACCGCACTCATCACCTTCATTGAGCGCTCTAGCAGGGCAAGAGTCGTGCCAACAGGCGCTTCTGCGTTCATGTCGGCGGCTCTTACGTCGCCTGCCGACGCAAATCGGCGTCCTTCCTCTACAATGTCGCCCATCAGCTGGTATAAAACGTTGCTTGGCTCTTTGTAGGGCAAGAAACTGATGTTATCGCGGATCGCTCCACCCGGAACGTCCACATCCCGGAACTCTCCGGGCATAATTGGGGTGTCATCACCCTTAATTCGCAGTCCTCTGGACTTTAACCCGCCCGGAAGGTTGGATAATGTACCTGCATCCACCAATTGACGAAGCAATGAGGTCGCAGATTTAGCCAATCCACCAATCATGTGGATCAAACCAAAGCCGTAGAACCCTAATCCGGGCATATATTGGTAATGAACGAAGTGCTCGCGCTTTAATTTCTTTGGATCGTCTTCATACCAGTTGCGTCTGATTGACAAAATGGTACGTGACGACTGATCGATGGTCACAACGTAGGGTAATGCGATGCCTGTAGGCTCTCCACCCTCGGTGTCCTCAAATCCATCAAGATCTAGGTTGACGTGCATCTCCAAAAGAGTGTGCCGGTCATCGTAATCGTAGCTGTTAGAGTCGCCCGTTAGCTCATTGTACTTTCTCTCAACCGGATCTACGTCAGGAGAAGGGCTTGGCAGGTCTATATCAACAAAGAACCCAGACACCTGTAGCTTGCGGATGTCGTTACTGCTCTTCTTCATAACATGAGTAGAGCGCTCACACGTCGTCAAGTCAGACGCGCCATAACTAACAACGAAATCCTCAGCAGGGACAAACATACTGCAAGGTCTTCCTAGGCTTGGATCGTAATACACCTTACGAAACGCACTGCCTGCCAGCGGTAAAGAGAAAAGCATCTTCTCAGTCTCTGAGCGATACTCCGTCATCTTCTCTGTCAGTAGATAATTTAAATAGTCTTGAACGCGCTCTGCTTGCTTCTCTTTGTCAGCATCAATATTGCCAACAATAGAAGTCTTTACGGGTCCACGAGCCGGGAATATCTCTTGAATGGATTGCGACTGAAATCGAATAACTGATTCTGTCAGCAAAGGGTGGAATACACCACACGCGCCATCCCAAGGAGTTGTGCGGTCTTCGTGCTTAAGACCCAATAGATCTAGGCCTTTAACGTAAGAGCGCTCCCAGTCGGCTCTGCTTTCCTTGTCAGAGCGGAACGAACCCACCAGCTCAGACGCAAGAGAGTCGAGATCACGATCATCTATCGCTTCTGCCAAATTGTCGTCATGACCAAGGCCCATCATCTCGCCCATGTCTGGGTCAAAGTCAATAAGCATCCCGCCGTCAGGCGTGTTAATCCCTACCTGATCAGGGTTAACGATCTCTACTTCTATCTGTTCGCCTTCTTCTAGAGGCTCGCCCATAAGGGCGCGATCAATAACCATCAGCCGTTCTTAGTAAACGTCTGCTGACGAGCCTTGCCACAACCACGAGCGTTGCTTGTTCCGCCGCCTATGGACATTTTAGGCATTGTCTTTCCACCCCTGAAGTAGCCCTTGGTTTTCATAACCTTGCCGCCCCCAGACATTTTTCCTTCGCCATCAGCCGCAAAGAATGGAACTTCTTTTCCCTGCTTATTAGTAACCATAGGTAGCTTTCCGCCAGCGCTGTAGCCTTTAGTTTTCTTCATCGGAGTCTCCTGCGTACATGTTGTCGAACACCTGATTCACGTCGAGCGTGTAATCAAGGTCTGACTTGCTGTAGTGAATGTGTTGCGAAGGCCTAAAATCAGGGGCTCCCTCGCCAGTCTCAAACCATGCAGGGTGAGTAACCCGCACTCTATTGTTAGGTAGCGCTACAATATTGCCCGTCCAAGGACCGGCGTCCAGCAACTCTAGCACATGACTTTGCTTGTGTTGTGCTGGGTCGTCCGCTATCTCGTTCTCTGCATAGTCTACCGTGAAGTAATACTTAGCCGGGAAAAGCTTGCCGTCTATTTTAGCCAGCCAAGGGCACGGCGTCGCCCTGTCCAGTTTATGGACCGAGTGATGATGAGAGCTACAGTCCCAAGGCTGGGCCGCCCATACTGGCATTGGCTCTGGCCATTCCGCAAAGGGCGTATCTGCCACCAACGCAGTGATTGGCATTCTGGCCCACATCGCTCCACCATGAACATTAGGCTCATCGGTGTCGTATGTTTCGGCTCCAGTAAATATAACTTGGAAGCTTAGACAACGTGTTGGCATAGTAGTCACAGCTATAGCTATAGCATGCAAAAACTCACCGTGGTACTTGGTGTGGTTGTGCGTGTACTCTCGTCTTACCCAGCACTTAAAATGCGGTATGTTGCTTTGCAGGTAAGCCATTAGCTGTCCCCGTAAAACGATTGTTCCCATTTAGCATGCCGCTTAATGGGTTCTTTGAAGTACTGCATGTGCCGTGCCATGTAGACCACAAAGTGATTTGCCCAGCTTAATGGCCAAGGCAGTGGTCTCATAAAGTCTAAAAACAACACCACGCGGTTTTTGTTTGTAGCGTTTACGGCGAAGTGTTCGTAGGTGTCATCAAAGACAACGCACTCACCTTCCTTCCATTTGTACTCTTGCTCTTTCACAACCAAGGTGCACCCGCTTCCACCTGTAGGAATGTCTATTCCCAAGTGAATTCTTAAGATACCACACCACGGCCCCTCATGGGGCATGAGCATTTTCTGCGGGCCAATCACTGAGAAGTATGCCGAAACAATGTTCTTCTCTGCATCCAGTACCTTCATGGTCTCTGGAAACTGCTCGCAGTTCTTGTCGAATCGTATCTTCCCGGCTTTTAGAAAGAACATCTTCCACTTGTCATCGTTGGAGATGTAGATCTGATCCGGGCTAATTTCTTGAAATGGGGCAAAGTCTTTGACTCTGTCCTGTATGTCCTCGAACTCTTTACGTATAACGGGGTACTTATCTTCAAGTGTTTTAGTGATCGGAAACAGCTTCTTATCAAAATACACTTTACCGCCGTGCTTACTAAAGCGACGGAACAAGGGTCGAAAGAGTCTTTCAATAAACCAGCCGTTTACTTCGATCATCAGTAATACTCAGCCTTCTGTGTGTACAGGGGTTCTTCTTCTTCGTCTGTGTTTAGACGCAAGAATCCACCCTGCCTAAAGCGGAGTAATGCCTGAGTAGAGGAGTCAACAAGGTCGTCGTGCTCTCCCGCAGGAAAGGCCGCAAACTCCTCGATAACTTCTTCTGCAAATCTTATCCGGGGAGCCCATACCATCCCAGAGGCAAACAAGTCCGCAACCGCGTTTACACGGGCTATCTTATCATTTCCTCGTGATGGAGTGTACTCAGACACCGGAATGCCCATTGCACGTAATTCAAATATAAGCGGTGTACCTGCCGCTTTGGCTTCCACAATGAACGCATCGGGTTGCCAATCCACCCACATCTCGTAAGCTTTCTTTTTAAGCTCAGGGAACTCTAGGCGCTCTTTGTGAGCATCTAGCAGTATGATGTTAGGTTGCTCAATACCCGTGCTGTCAGGCCAGTAGAACACGCCCCACGTTGTACACGCAGAGAAGTCCGAACGTTGTGTTTTAAGGAATGCCGTATCCCATGACTGGATAATAAACTCACAGACTGGCGGTCTATCCTTTTCCCATTCACGCCACCACTCTCTTTTGACCAGTGCGCCCTCTTCTGAGGTTGGGTTTTGCTGATACTGCGCGTTCCACTTAGGAGACGGTAATTCTTCCCTCA